AGACGCAGCACCCGTAGGGCCGGTCGGACCCGTACCGCTAGGCCCAGTAGGTCCAGTGCCGCCCGACGTACCCGTCGGACCAGTAGGGCCGGTGCTACCCGTTGACCCTGCGGTCCCGGTGGGGCCTGTGGGGCCTGCGCTGCCGTTAGTCCCAGCAGGGCCAGTTGGCCCCGTGGTCCCAGTAGGACCGGTCGGCCCTACAAGAGTAGAAGCTGCGGTGGTCTGTACAGAATTGTCGGGAAACTTGAATCCGCCCACAGTGCTATAGACCGACGGAACTACTAAATCGGTTCCGTCGAAAGTGAAATCAGACGATCCAGCCAACGCTCCTGCGCTATTGTACTGTACTTGGGTATCACTCCCGCCGGGAACCGCAGCCGGAGCCGCAGATACCCAGCTAGTTCCGTTACTGGTTAGAACATTGCCCGTCGTGCCAGCTACGGTAAGCCCAGTGCCGCCCTGCGTTGCAGACAACGCGGTAGTAAGCCCCGAGATCGAAGTAATATCTGAGTTAGCGCCATTTGCCGCTGCCGAAATGCTACTGCGCGCTGAGGCAGCATCGGCTGCGGTAAACAGCGACTGCCCTACAGCGCTTGCCCCAAGATCGACTTGTGCGGCTGCTTGACTAGATGCGGTGAAAACTGCGGTGCCGGTTGAAGTTCCGCCCAGATTGATAAGCGCAGCACCTGCTGTCGTTGCTCCCGTTCCGCCCTGCGCAATCGGTATAACACCCGCTGTTACCGCTGTTGAGGCACTGGCTTGCACAACATTAGTGCCGTCGCAGTACGTGATGAGACGCGAGCCACCCACAATCGGAATCGGGATAGATTGCGTAGCAGTAGCAATCGACAAGGTGAACGCGCCTGTGGTCTCGTTATCGACCCAGTATTGCTGGATCGTGGCGGGCACGACAATCTTGACGTTGTTGCTCAACGCACCGACGAACTTATACGAAATTCGGTTAAGTTCGGCACCGGACAAGGTGTACGTAGCGCCTGCCCCGGCAAGGTTGATGGCCGTGTAGTCAAAGGCGAATACTGCGCTTTGGCCGAAGCCAATCGTGTACCAGTTCACCCCGTCGGTGATAAAAGTTGCACTATCATCTACCCGCAGAACAAGGCTGGCGGCGTTATCAACGTACTCGGTTCCTGCGGGGGCGACGTTGATGTCTCCGGTTCCGGCGTTGTTGACACTGACAAACCAGCCATTCCCAACGGTAGCTGCGGCAGGAAGCGTAAACGTGCCCGAGGAACCGCCTTGCCATACGTACAGCGAAGCCCGATCCTGCGCGCCCGACGTATAGCTGCTGTTAAACAGCACGGTCTGGTAATTCTGTGCCAGCGTACTGCTAACTGCTTTCAGTCCGTAACCAGCCAGCGTTGCAGATTGCGCTTGGCTAACATACGCGCCAAACTGATAAGTGCGCCACAAACCCGCAGCGGTAGTGTTATCGGTAAGGTATAGTTCCCAAACCGTATTCGATGGCATTGCCAGCAGCGTATTGCCGGTACTGTCTTTTACCGTGACGGCATACGTGCTCAGATTGTTAAACAAAATCGTTTGGCCGACAGCCGTTTGTGTGGCGTCTGGCATAAAAATCGAATGCGCGGCGTTCGAGGTAACGTCGATAATTCGAGCTACGACGTTGGGGCCAACATTCGCCTCTAGTGGCCATTGCAGCACCACATCGGCAGTAAGCGATAGTGCCAAGTAGGACACATCGGAAGGATAAATGGTGTTCCCACCAAATACCGCTGTGTACGAATTACTGGACATTATGCCTCCTTACGAACCGAATTACGGTCGAGTATCTTTGCCAAATCTTCCCCGTTGAGCATCTGCGCGGCACGATCATACATGGATTGCCAAGTGCCAATACGCTCATCGTTTTTGAGGAACGGGGTCGCCTCCAGCAACGTAGCATATAGCAGCAATTGCGGGGCATACTCAGTGAGCCAATTCGATTGCACGACATCATCCAGCAAGGGCGGGAGTTCGTAGTACAAGATCTCAAATGGGTATGCTACGTCAGGCGTTGGTGCCACAAGCCAATGTGCGTAATCGTAGTCCCCATAAAAATTAGGGGTGCCCATCTGCGTAGAATCCGGCCAATAGCGGCGCAGATACTCATAGCTGCGGGTGAACAACTGTGTCCGAGTATTGTTGCTAGACCCGGTTCCAATATTCATTGACACGGTATCGCGCCAGCGGTCAGGCTTGGGGTAGACCGATTGCCCTGCCTGAAGCGTTCCAGTGACGACGCTAATTAGGCCCTGAACCTTCAGTTCGCGCGAAATCCGGCGTTCTGCAAGGTTGATTAGGCGAGGAATCTGCTCGTAGACTACAGGGTCAGCAGCCAAAGATGCGCCGCGCTCAAGATAGCGCTGCACATCCTGTTGGAGCGTCGAAAATGTCATCGTCTGAGCCATAGTCCGCCCTTATAGCATCACTTCAGATTTTTGGTAGTCTCTGCCCCTTATTTAGCATTCAGACCCTGCACCCAATCATACGCTGCCTTGGCGTAGGCGTAGTTGTCTGTGCAGACTTGTAGATCAACTACACTAGCCACGACGGTTTCTGTGGGGGCGACTTTAGAAAAGTCGGGATTTCGATCTTGGCTGGGGCGGGCGGAATCGGTTTGGGCTGAGGGGCGCACCCGGTGATTGGCAATGTAAGTAGCAAGGCGAGCATCACCATCGGTGATAGCAGCTTGATGATTTCTGTCGGCTTCATCGGCTTGTTCCTTGTATCTTTGCTCAGCTACGGCTTGCGCAGCTAACGCATCTTTCTGAGCCGCATTCCATGCTGCTTTAGTATGTTGCGCAATGATCGCCATCTTTGCGGCTTCGTGGTGTTGCCAATACGCAGTGGCCCCAAGTATTACCGAAATGGTAATTAGGATATGCGTCGTGCTTTCGCCTACCCATTTACCTGCGGCGAACAGGGTATCGCGCAGTTTCATAAACCGTAGGAAAAGGGCCAACCCGGTAAACATCAGATGGTAGTTTTCTCGGGCGTGAGCGCACCCGCCGCAGCACATGCGATCACCAGATACGACCAAGGGGCCGATACCGCAGCCGCCGCTCCTGCGCCTGCGCTAATAGCCGCCCACGTTGAAGGCTCCGCCAAACGCGCTTTGATGTAAGAGATATACTTCATGCTGCGCTTCCTTCTATTTGTTGTAGTACGTGGTTCAGGTCCGTAGCCCCAGCGTATAGCGCGGCTTCAACTGCACGTCGTTTGCTAAGGCCCAGAAGAACGCGCCCAGCAGCTTTGTTCCATTTGGAAAACTCGCGTCCTGCCCCTACGTAATCCCCGGCTTTGTGGAGGCGAAGGAGGGTAGAGGAAATTAGGTTCCCAATGCCGAGATTATATGCGAAATCGACCATTGCGTCAAATTGGCCTTGCGTTGCTGGCGCTCCTGCAAGGGCTGACTGCACCTTGGCAGCAAAGGCATCAAGATCATGGGCGAAGCGAGTTTCAGCCTCGCTTTGGGTCCATTCGGTTTCAGGATGAATATCAGGGCCGGTAGACCCATATCCTATAGTCCACGGCGCGCCGCCAGTTCCCGGATCTGGATACGCCCGGAGCATACCCCTAGCAATGTGCTGCCCGCAGCCTTCAAAATGCTTAACAAGTGCGATACAGTTTGGACTAGGCGTCATATCTCACCTGCTATTTTTTTGGTTAGCGTTGCGGCACTAGCCCCATTTTAGTGCCTACGAAGATAAGCACGGCGAACACTAATGCCGTGATAAATCGGTCCACCCAAGCCGATGTTTCACTGCCTTTGTGCGCGCTATGCTCAAGAACGGTAAGTCGTTCTTCAATACGAGAAATAGCCTTGAATGCCCGTTCCATAGCGTCAGCGGTTTGTGCTTGCTGTTGCTCTACCAAGGCCAACTTCGTGATCGCTTTAGATAGTTCGTTAAGAGCAGTCTTCACCTCGACAACATCGCCGTGAAGCATCTCTAACTTAACTGCGAGTACGTTGTCCATTGGCATTGCGCGGCCTTTTAGGTGGGGGTAGCTGGTAGTACCACGCTGGTGTTATTCTGTGAAGTACACTAAGTTCTCTTGAAGACGGGTATTTTCTGAGTCGTATTCCAGTGCCAAAGTAATTTGCTCGATTGCGGTATCTTTCATGCCAAGGTGCCAAGCGGCGATAGCAGCATAATCATGCGGCATAGCACCCCACACTTCGGGGTCCACCGTATAGACAAGTTCGCGGTGTTGGATGGCCAGAGCCGACATTGCAGCCCCATAGCATTCAGCCCATTGGTGGCGCTGGTAGGCCAGCTTGGCAATCTCGCACCAAGGCTCACGGGTATATGGCG